AGTTGTGGACTTAGATACGAAGTTAATTAATATGCTTTCTTCTTCACCGAAAACTACCGCTGTCTTGTTAATGTCTATTCCTCTAATTAATGCTTGTCCTATTGTGTCTGCCATTTTATGCTAATACCGGGTTGATTGGGTTTAATAAGAATTTGAATCTTTCGCCGTCTGCTGCTGTCGCCCATGCTGTTCCAACAATGCCTTCTTCATTTGCGGAAGCTACTGAGAACTCGTTTGCTGCTGCTGTACTATCCATTCGGATTGCTCTACCAACTGTAACGCCGTCTGTACCAGCATAACCAATAAATACTCCTCTTAGATAAACCCCAATTTTAACTACTCCATCACTAGCGATCTTCTCATTTGCAGCGATACCGACAATTTTATCAGAATCAGCATTTGTAGTAGTTACAGTTGCATCATCGTTTAATTCTAGAAGAGCCCCTTTTTCAATTCCAGTCCCATCCGCGCATGTCATTGGTACTGGTAGTTCAAGTTCATAATATAATTCTGCTTCTAATGCCATGTTAAACGGTACACCGATTAACTATTTAAGTCTTGCCTTTTCTATCTCTTCTTCTTTATCTATCTCTTCTTTGGCTACTTTTACAATCATATTAGAAATTCTTAGATTTATGTTGTCTGCTATAATGCTTTCCTCAGTCCTATTCAGAACTTCAGTCCACTTAGCCTGTACTTTAGAACCAATTTTAACGTCTATAACATCGGGAACTTCAATTTTAGGCATCTGCTTTCCAACCTTGCTTTCGCATCCTATCCACATACTCTTGATCTGTCTCTGCTTTCTTTTCTGTTGAAGTGCCTAAGTCTGATTGTCCGCCTATTTGTTGTAATGCCTTTTCTGCCTTCAGTGTAGCTGTAGCTTCATTAGCCCTGTTAGTAGCTTCATCAAGAGCTTTAATCTTTTCAGCTATTGGGTCTACTGAAGGAGCTTCTGCAGAAGTTTCCTGAGTATTTTCTGTTTTAGTTTCATCAACCATGATATACCCTATAAGGTATACTATATAAATATTGTTATTGCTGTAGTGTTGTAAATATCTGCTCATCTGTAGGAGATGTTAAAGCACCTAATCCTACTTTTATTTGTGCATCGGCTACCCTATCGTTTGATCTTTCTATCTCAGCCATAATATTCTCTACTTGTTCAGGGCTACCCCTTAACTCAGTGCTTATCTGGATTAAATATTTCATCTTACTTTCTAGTTCAAAGTTATGAAGACTTATAGACTCTAGTTCTTCTGTTGCTTCTGCTTCAGACATCCTCCCACCACTAACGAACTCCCCTATATTCATAGCCCTTTCTTTATTCTTGGTGATTGTCCCCAAATTGGTTTTAACTGCTGCTGAAGGTGTAGTAATACCTGAGGCGTATTTTGTTGCTGCATTACCTACTATAGGGATAGATTCAATTAAAGCACCGAATGCAGCATCAGCACTAACGCCCTCTTTTCTAATTCTATTCTCGATTTCTACCAAAGCCTGTTCTCTAGCTATCTCTGGTGGAAGGTCTGCTACCTCTATCCCTTCACCTTTGAATAAAGGGATTTTTCCTTGCCTTGATAAATCATTTATAGTACTCTGAATAGCCCCCAAAGCATTACCTATCACAGGTATTTTACTAACAATAGGCACATCTTGAGCAGTTATGTCTTGAGGTGGTCTAGCTTCTTCCTCTCCTTGTTGTATAACTTCTTGTTCCTGTTTAGCTAATGCTATTTGTTCTGCTCTTGCCTGTTCTCCTGCACTAACCTGAGCAGAAGCCTGTCGTATGTTCTCTTTTGTTACTGGTCTCCCTCCTGCTAATAATCCTGCTCTTTTTTCCCTTGCCTGTATAAACTCATTACCTTCTTGTTGAGCCTGAGCAACTTCCGCTTCACTTCTCTTCTTAGGTTTTATAGGCTCTCTGCTCTGTGTCTGTCCCGCTTCGACTTGTTCCTCAAACTTTGTTTTTTTCCTCGCCATTAAAATACTCCCACTACTGACGCAGTGAATATTAAATATAACCATCTTTTGAAGATTTTAAATTGTATTTCTAATTTGATAAGTCTCTCTTTTATTGTCATTCTGACCTCTCCAAACCTACAGCTGTGTCGTTAGGTTGTATAGTAGTTGGTGAAGAGTTCTTCTGTTCTGTCTCTTGTAGGTTATGTCCGATAGATTCTGGTCTGTTAAACTTAACCTTGATTGCTAATTGATTCCATAAATCCATTTCCATCTCTGTCTGTTCCCTTACATATCTAGGGTCAAATGTCATATATCCAACTTTACTTGCACCTTCCCCTGTACCTTCTGAAGTTGCTATAATCTTAGGAACTCCAATAGTCTGATAGAACAAACCCTCCAAGTATCTGATCCAATCAAGGAAGTTGTTTATAGGAGGAAGAACTAAGTCCTCAAATCCAGACTCCTTCTTAGTACCTGGAATTATCAATACCTCTCCGCTTGAGATTGCAGCCTTATAGTCTCTCTGTATCTCAGCATATTTTGCTGTGTCTTCCATATCAACTCTAAGAACTCTGATAGAACTTCTGTGGCTTATCCTTCTCCAGTCTTCCATCGCTTCTTTCCTAGCATTTACAATCCACTTAACAGCTTGAATAACAGAAGAACCGTGTATCTCGTTGGCTATTCTATCGTTTGAGAAGTGTAGTATATCTTGAGGTTGGAATGTTCTGATTGGCTCACTCTTTGGATTCAACTCTTCATACCTGATTATGATCCCTTTCCCATTAACAACAATCCTTGTCCTAGCTGGATTCATTGGTTTAAGATTAATCAAAGTCCCTTTCTCATTCCTTATAATCTCTGCAAACGCATCACCATTAACCTTCTTCACTACTTGCATATTAAACATGATAGATTGAAATGAGTCCTCCCCCCAACCAGTTATATTCTCCAGTCTTGCTTTGGTCTTTTTATCAGCAGTCCATCCCTTTCCAGAAGTCCAAATAGCTAGAGAAGTCAAGGCTGATTTAAGCTCTGAGTGGTCTTGGTAGTAGCCAAGATATTCATTCCAATTTTCTGAATCCCAATTTGTCTCAACCTCTTGTGCTTCATCTATGATAGCAGAGCCTTGTTGGAACTCTCCTACTCCACTGTTCATTTCAGTGTTGCTTGTTTGTGTTAAGTCAAATTCTCCCATTTTATATGTCCAGTTCAAAAGGTAGTTGAATTTCTAACATACTACTCTTTGCACCAGTAGGTAGATCGCTGTCTTTTGGATTGTGCATAATTGATATTTCTCTTTCTGATGCTCCTGCTCTCCTACCCCATAGCTCTACTGTTACTCTTAGAGTATCACCTTTTGCAAATGATGTTGTAGTTGTGGTATCTATCTCAATCATCTTAGTTTCAAATAGTTCTGTTTGGACAGGATAGGTTACTTGCTCAGTCTGTGCATTTGCAATCTCTGTCTCAGTAGAACCGTCCCACTTCCTTATTTTTACAATAGCATAACAATCCCCACTTGTTCCCGCTGAGCCTGTAGCGAATGTTCCGATAGTAATATTGACTCTAGTAGTTCCTTTCAATCTTCTAGAATCACCAAGAACCATATCAAAGTCTAAGTCAAGTCTTTTGCTGAATGATGTTCCGTCTGTGTTCGCACCAGTGGACTGGTTGTTTGGAAACATCTTAATCGTATTCATACCATAGGATTCAGTTGTATCTTCTTGATGGTGATAACCATAGACTTGCAGAACTCCGACACCTTGCAGTATATCATTAAAACTGAAAGTAGCGAGTGGCTTGTTCTGACTCTGCCTATAAAAACTTGGCATCTTTCCCATTATGCTCCCTCCACATAAGTCCTAGTCTTCCAGTCCTTTAGTAATTTAATAGCATCGTCATAGGAGTCCTTTAGCACATCTAGCCTTGTCTCAAACTCTCTTGAACCTAGACCACTTGCATCCCAGTTAAGAACAAATGTAGCAGCAAGGTTTGAGGCAGCTAATGTTAAAAGACTTTTAACATCTATATTAAGGGTTGAATAAACATCAGACCAGTTGAAACGTGAGTCTGAATTAATCTTAGACTCTGCTTGTAACATGAAATCATTAATATAGACTTCTGTATTTGAGACTGTTGATGCGTTAGCACCTACCTTATTCTGAACCTGTAAAGTTGTCGCGAAAACCCCTGTATCCGCCATTATAACCCACTCCTTAATCTCTCAATCTCTTTAGTTAATGCTTGAATAGCTAGAACCAATGCCTTGTGATTGTCATCAATAACTAACTCTGATCCGCCTATCTCTATAGTTCCCATCAAATATAACCGATTCTGAACTTCTTAATTCTTTCCTTTATGCCCTGAACGCCTCGTATGATCCCTTCCACTATATGATTGTCATCACTGAAGATTCTGAGCTTAGTTGGTTGTCCTTCTTTCTTCACATACTCATACTGAACAGACTGCAAACTCCATATAACCTCTTCGTCATCTAACAACTTAACTCTCTTCTGTTCACCCAATGCTCTAAGATTATCATACAAATCCTCTTTTGTTAGTTTGGTGTATTGTGCTTCTCCTTCTTTGTAACCAGTTACACGCTTGGCGTTGTTGATTGCTATAACCTTATTCCTCAACTTAGGCTCTGCTATCAAGTGGTCAAAGATAGACACACCTAGAGAACCCGAACCCGCATCAATATAGAACTTCCTCAGATTGTACTTATCCACTAAACTCCTCATCATAGCCTCTGTCTCGGTTGTGAGCTTCTTGTGAGTTACTATGTTCTCCACATGAACCATCTGATTCTGAGTACGTCTAAATATCTCATAAGTCCCAGCATCTTCTCCCATTCTTGCTATGTCGCAGCCCATAAAGTAGTCAGCTTCTGGGTTGATATTCTCTGGTCTTACGGCTGTGCATACCTCTTGAATCCACTTATCACTAAACCATCTGTGTAAATCCTCTTGAAATTCACCTAGAAACTCTTGCTGATACTGCATATTACTCATTCTAGCCTTTGCCTGTCTAATTAGCTTCAAAGCTCCCTCTTTCTGGTGAATAGACCAAGTTTCACAAATAGGTCTCTCTTCAATGACCTTTTCAGTAGTTACTGAGAATCTGGTGTAGGAGTCATATGCCCCATCCTTGTTAATCCAAGTATTATAGAACTCACCAGTTGCTCCAAAGGGAGTTGATAGCTTAATCCTTGCTCCGCCTGTTGTTAAGACCATCGGAGCTATTGAGGCTTCGATTTCAGGCGGTGTTCGGCTATTTTCATCTTCGTAGCTTCTTCCAACTGTCATTCCCCTTATTCCAAGCCCATATTGCCCCGTTGGGAGACAATGTATAACCATTCCATTCACCAACTCAATCTTAGACTTCGTAGGTCTCTTAACTCCCTTCATAATCACCTTATTCGTATGATTCTCCAATAAATAGCCAATACACTTATCAAATAGCAACCTAGCCTGTCTTTCGGTCGGTGCAGTTATCAGAATGGGGTGTTTGTTGTCTGGTTTGATCGCATACTCACACGCATCCATAGCACAAATCTCAGTCTTACCCACTTGTCTCCCTGTACATAGTATCTTATCGCCTTTCGTTTCGAGAAACTTCTTCTGCCACGGGTCTAACTTAACCTTAATTACCATAATATATTATTAATTTTATAATATTTAAAGTTAGCGTGGTAAGAGCCCCCCCTACCCCCCCTTGATATATAAACCTTTCTAACGGCGGAGTTCCACTGGAAACTTAGGTGACCTAACCTTCATTGCGAGTGGAGAATAGACCTCACCTGATACCTACTACACCTCCTAACAGCCCGTCTAAGAGCATATTAATTCCCCTATAAGTATAAGTACTAGTACTAGTATACTACTATATAGTAACACTTCCAGTGGAAGTGTTACACGTAATTAGCTTTCCTACTAGAATATGAGATTAGTATAAGTATATATATTAGAACGTATTGTGAGC